TCGTTATGTATACTCTCCAAAGCAAAGAGTGCTTTTTGATCTTGTAGATAAAGCACAACATATAACTTTACCAGCTGTATCATTTTGGATAAATTCTATTAGTAGAGACTCAGGACGGGTTTTTAATAAACTTTACGGTCAGTACTGGAACAACGGTTTTAATAAATCTTCTTCAGAAAAAAACCTACAGCCAGTACCTATTAATATAGAAGTATCAGTTTCTATATTAACTAAATTTCAATCTGATATGGATCAAATTTTAAGTAACTTTGTTCCATATAGTGACCCTTACTTTATAATTTCCTGGACTCGGGAAGGAATGGCTGATCTAGAAATACGTTCTGAGGTTCTCTGGAGTGGAACACTCGCGATGACGTACCCGGTTGAGCAAGCTGCAACTCAGCCCACTCGGGTAATATGCGACACATCCTTTACAATTAAAGGGTGGTTGTTTAAAGCAGATGCTGATCCGGTTGGAAGAATATTTAAAATTGATAGTAATTTTTATGCGGTATCTGGCACGCCAACTTTACAGAATATAGAATATCTCACAGACCCGACTAGTACTGAATCATTTGTACTTTCTGCAATACCACGTATACCTTATGCGAATCGCTGGATTACACCTATTACTCTTCCAGGTACAGTAGAGTTGTATGGAGATATGTACACCCACACAACAAGTGTATTTCTTAGTGGTAACAATTGTATGTTTGGCCCGCTAAGTACAACATTTATTATTAACCCATTTGCATTATCTCCTTCGTTGTCTGCCGGGTATCCAGCTTTATCTGGAGTAATCCCGGTAGTTAGCTACAGTGTACAAAGTGATAACAAAATGGTAGTAAACTACCCAGCGCCCTCAGCAATCGGTTTCTTTGATGTTATTGTCGTTAACGATGCTGGCTACACTAAATTGTCTGTCGATTCTTATAACATTAATTTAAGTACCCAGTATCCTTATATATCAGGCGTACAAGTAATATAATATGGCACTCGTAACAAACGGTTTAATTAATCAATTAGATGCTAGTATACTATCTCTTTCTGGGTTTAGTAATAATCAAACGTTGCTAGATTCATTTGTGCCTGATCAAGTAGGTACAAACACTTGGCACGGCTCAAACGGTTATAGTATGTATGTTGTTACTAACGCTAGCCCATTAGGCGATAAACCTGTTATTCGGTTTGTAACTGGCAACTTAACCCCGAGTAATTTTAACGATTACTTAAACTATAATGCAATAACTGTAACAATAGCTGCTAAACGTACCGGAGCAAGCTACACTAATGGTTGGCAGGGCTTATTTAGTCTACCTTTTTATAATACTGGTCGCGGAGTTAAAGGGGTTTCTTTATTTTCTATTACCAACAATAATAATGTGGGAGGGTTTAATAACTGGGGTACATACGGTGGTATAGTAACAACAGCATCTGCTAGCGCTATGAATTTAAATGCCCCGTATGTTGTGAGTATGTCTGTTAACCCTGACACTTCTGGTACATTTTATACTAATACCTCTGCAACTGGTACGTTTACTAACACTAAAGCTCAAGGCTATTACGGCCTTGGCGGATTAGAGAGCGCCGAAGGATTCTTTGTTGGTGATATATATGAAGTATTAGTTTATAATAGAGTATTATCTTATTCTGAAGTATCCGCTAATTCAAATTATTTAATCAATAAGTGGTTTCCGGCCGCGCCTACTCCTACGCCAACGATTACCCCGACGCCAACGATTACGCCTACCCCTACGATCACACCTACTCCTACTATAACGCCCACTCCAACTATAACGCCCACTCCAACTGTAACATCTACTCCAACTGCAACACCGACCTCTACGCCGACAGTAACTCCTACACCAGAGCCAACTGCATCGCCAACCCCCACTCCAACTGCAACAGCGACCGCTACGCCGACAGTAACTCCTACACCAGAGCCAACGGCTACCCCAACGCCTGAGCCGACCGCAACACCTACACCAACTCCAACACCGACCAGTACACCTACACCAACTCCAACAGCAACTCCGGTGCCAGTTACATCTGGATTATTATTACAACTTGACGCTAATGACACGGGCAGCTATCCGGGTTCTGGTACTGCGGTTTTTGATTTGATCAACAATTATGATCATACATTGTCTAGTGCAACTTTTACAACTTTGAACGGTGTAAAATGTTTTGATTGTACTGCCGGAAACAACAGAGTCCAAGTAGATGGAACTGGTCCTACGCTGCCAACTACTGGATATACATACATCACTTGGGCAAGATTGATTACAAGTGATACATCGTTTAGAACTTTGTTATATACAAATTCTCCACGCTATACTCCAATTACAATTCCAAGTGGAACAAATACATTGGGATACTGGGATAGTGCGTTTAGAAGTTCTGGATATGATCTATCATCTACCGAAGAAGTCTGGGTGCAATTTGCCGTAGTTGGAGATAACGTTTCTCAAATATTCTATATAAATGATGCACAGGTTGGAAGTTCAATTGCGTATGGTTCCGGTGGAACTACGCACTATGGTTGGGGTAATAATTTTACTGTTGGGCAACCTTTTGGCCATGTAGCAAATTTGTATTTGTATGACAGAAAACTTTCACTTTTTGAAATAAGTCAGCAATATAATTCTCTAGCGGCAAGGTTTGGGATTACACCAACGCCGACGCCGTTGCCAACAGCAACGCCAACGCCTACACCAACGCCAACGGACACACCATAAATAGTAAGTGGTTTGCATATCTTTAAAAATAGTTTATAATAAACGTTTCCACCGTAAATATATCTAAATGGCCGACGACATACAACCTAATTTCTTTACAAAAGCGTTTAATAGCTTTGTAAATAAGCTTCCTTATTCAAGCGGCGGCGGAGCTGTTACTACTGCAAAAGAACTTAATCCTAAGTTTGATACGTTTCATAAAGTAGGTAGCTCTCAAAAAGATAGAGTTTATAAACAAGCTGTATCTACTTCAGATCAACCAGGTTTACCGTCTTTAGAGGGAGTAGTAGTTAATAAAGCTTATCACGATTACCTATATGCTCTAATCGATACCGATAAACCTAAGCGCTTATCCGATTACCGTATTATGGCGTCTTATGCTGAAATTAGTCATGCATTAGATGAAATTTGCGATGAAATGTTAGTTAAGGATGAAAGGGGCAAATATTGCGCTTTAACTCTAGCAGAAGGTAAAGATGAAGTTATTGTAAAAGAACTTCAAAAGAATTTTAATCAGTTAATCGAGCATTTCAATATCGATAATAAAGGCTTTGAATACTTTAGATCGATTTTAATTGATGCCGAGCTTTATTTTGAAAATGTAATTAACGAAGAGAAGAAAGAAGCAGGTATTATAGGCGTTATTCAAGTACCCTCAGAGCATATTAATCCTGTATACGACAATATTCAGAACATGCTCATTAAAGGCTACATTTTACGTAAGCCAGTTATTGATGCATCATCTAATAATCGTTCAGTAGCTAAACAAGAGCTTATTCCTCTAGAAAGACATCAAGTAACCTATTTTCACTCTCACGTATGGAACGAACATAAAACTATTCGTTTACCTTATCTTGAAGTAGCACGTAGAGCATATAAACAGCTATCTTTAATTGAAGATAGTATCGTTGTTTACCGTCTAGTAAGAGCTCCAGAACGTCTTGTATTTAAAGTAGATGTAGGTAATATGCCTGCTCCTAAAGCAGAAGCTTATATTAAGCGTTTAATGCAATCGTATTGGTCTAAACGCACTTACGATTCCGATCAAGGTAAAAACGTTAATGTTTACGACCCACAAAGCATGCTAGACAGTTATTGGTTTGCTAAGAGACCAGATGGTAGCGGTACTGATGTAACGTCTCTTGCAGGTGGCGCAAATCTTGGCACTCTAGATGACTTAAATTACTTTGTTAAGAAACTTTATAAAGCGTTAAGAGTACCTTCGAATAGATTAGACCCAGAATCTAAATTTGCTGATGGCGCCGAAATTTTAAGAGAAGAGCTTAAGTTTGCTCGTCTTATTATTCGCTTCCAACGTCAATTTGCTTCTACACTTAAAGAAACCTATATTACCCATCTTAAGCTAAAAGGGCTTTGGGAACAATATAAGCTCAAGGAAAGTGATATACATTTATCGTTTAATCCTCCTTCTTACTTCCACGTTGCCCGTGAAGCTCAGATTCAAGAGCTCAAATTTAAGACCTTTAACGATTTAGCCAGTACTGAAGCAGTGTCTAAGTCTTATGCTCTTAAGAGATATATGGGCTGGACAGATGAAGAAATTAAGATTAATAGAGAGTGGCAAAAGAAAGATGCTGCCTTTAACTTTGAAGTTGCTCAAATTACTGCTGCTGGACCGAACTGGCGTCAAGGTGTTGCAGCTGGAGCAGAAGCCGGCGCTGCTGCAAGTGGTGGCGCCGCAGGGGCTGCGCCTGGTGGTGGTTCTCCACCAGCGTTTGGAGCGGCTCCTGGAGCGGGTGGTAGTGCATTACCTCCAGCAGGTGGGGAAGCTCCTGAAGCAGGTGGTGCGCCCGAAGCAGGAGCAGCAGCTCCTGAACCAGCGGGTGGTGCAGCTAGCGCATTACCAACAGGTTAACCCATGAAGAACATTGGAGGTTCTTGATCCTCCTGGCGAGTATTGAGCAATTGCTCTTCGAGTTCTTTCTTTTCAGTGGTACCCTGAGACATTAACTCTTGGTACTGTAAAGTGCCGCTACCGAACAATTGAGTGTTCTGGAATTTACCACGAGTATTGGCAATATTAATTTTGAATAGCGCTTTTGCGTATTCCATTACCCAACGCTCTTTAACTAGATCTTTAATTGGACGCTCAAGTCTTAAATTAACTACAGCCCAATATCTAGAAGTACCTTGGGTATTAATTAAACCTGGATCAGGAGTAATACGTAGTACTTGAGTACGAGGGTCAAATCTAAAGTAAGGTTGTTGAGCAAATACCTTTTCCCGTGTCTTTAACCAATCTTTAAGTATATGCCAAGATATTACATCGAATGCTTTACTACCTAATGAATAAGCAAAGTGCATTTGTTGAGCCATTGATTGCTCAATAGTGAATAGAGTATTAACGCCGTTATTAGAACCTACATTAAATGAAGTTACTTCGATAACTTTTCTCCATTCTTCAAAGTCGCTATCATAACCAGATTGGAAAGTACTATTAATAGCTGATAGTTCTGGGTTCAATACGTTATTAATAAGAGTATCCATTTTAATACCCTTACCCGCTGTATATAAACTACTATCAAACACTACAATTTCTTCTGTGCCAGGAGTAAACTTAGTATATAACTCAATTGCATAAGCAATAGCATCATACGCTGCATTACATGCAATCTCTAAGTTGATTACAGGTGCACCAAGTTGAAAAAAGATGCGCTCAGCAAGCATATCATAGCTTGCGATTCTACTATTGAGATTGGTAGATAAAAATGCTGAAGGTGCCGTAGTATTTGTAGCCATGCCTTCTATTACTTACTTTAGCTCTAATACTTTTAATAATGTATTAAATACTTCTTCAGCAGTAACAAAAGCGTCTTGATTGTACTCGCATTGCTCCCAAAGCCAGAATTGCTTATCTCTAAGGTAAGACTTGTGCTTTAATATGTTGTTATTCTCGTTATATCCAAATATACGAGGGTCTGATTGAGAGAATATAACAATACCCGGCTTACGGAGATAGTAGTGGTTTAAGTGCTGCAAAAAACTATCCACTGATATCCAGGTATCCGTTTCACTAACCAAGTTTCTAATCTCGGCAAAGCTTAAGTTTTGCTTAAACGTAGTGACTCCTTCAATCTTAGGGTCTTTACTAGAGCCTATCTGTATGACTTCTACCCCAGCTTTATTCATTAATTCAACCAACTCTTTCCAGTAAGGAAATTGTTTAGGATTTACCTTGCCGTTACGTAAGGTTTGTGCAAAAGGACTTATTAATACTTTTTTCATGTTGTGTACATTTTTTTATAAGCTTCAGATAAAGACTGCTTCCAGTTATGACGATCCATCCAGCCATATATGTTATAATCTTCAACTTTTACAAACGAAGCACATTCCCCTAAGCTCACTATCTTAATACCTTCTTCTCCTTCAAACACGCCCGGGTAACATGCTCCGATAACAATAGTGTGATCTTTATACTTGCTCTTAATAGCTGGTAGAGCGGCTCTAAATGCGTAGTGGTCGCCAATACCTGAATCAAGAGGAATAATTTTCATCTTAACTGCGTTTATTTTCCACTTCTTTAAATACTCATGGAATATCTTTTCATCTCCATCAAACATCTTTATATTGTTTTGACTTCTGATACCGCCTGCCCCGAAACGCATATGCCAAGTCTTAATCCCAGTTAAAACCACTAGCTTCCAACCAGCACGTTTTATTTCATGAGTAAAGATTGTTTCTTCTCTATGACCAACTCGAGATAATCTTAATTCATAGCCATGTGCAGCTGCTTCTCTTTTAAATAAAAACGTACTACCTTGTAAATGATCTACTTCTATATACTGTTGTAAATCTGTATTGCACCATTGTATATTAAGACCTAGAAATATATCTTCCATTTTGTTAGAAGCCATGGAATGCTTAACATCGTTTTTAGGATCTAAGATTAACGGACCCACTGCGCCGATCTTGGTATCACTAATAGCATAGTTATATAGATCTTGAAGTGTGTTAGGTTCCATCACGTTATCGTCATCTAAACGCCAGATCCATTCAGAAGTAACATCTTTAAGTGCTTGCTGGTGGTTATGTATCTGACCTTTACGGGCACCTACTTTTACTTCCCAGTTAATACCTACTCTATTTAAAAGAGTAAAGAGATTCCTGTATATTTCATTATTTCTTAAATCTTCTAAAGCATCGTTATCATCATAGATAATAAGACGAGCAGGTTTTAACGTTTGATTAATTAATGACGTTAATACTAAAGGAAAGGTATTGTGATATCTACCTTTAGTTGAGACTGTAGCGGTTACGTTGTTTGTAATCATTTGCTTGCGTGTAAAAATGCTTTATGTTGATCGAAGTCTTGTACCCCATGTACGGTAAACCCACCTTCTGCAAGAGCTACTTTAATATTATTAGTCATTGCTTGCATCAATATAATTACAAGCTTTCCGCCAGGCTTCAACACTCTATGCCACTCTTTAACATACTCAGGAAGATCAGTACTCGTAACTCTCTCTATAGAATTAATTAAAGCAATTTCACTGACTGTATTATTTTCAAAGTCTAAGTGATTCCACTCTAATAAAAGCTCACTGTGCTTACTATTACCCACTCTAACATGAACCGGTAAAGAATTATCATGCTCTAATGTAAGATGTAGTTTAATATCCTTATTATAGCGTTTTAAGTTAACCAAACTATTACGTTTAAATGTAACATTACCATATTCCTCGATATGCTCAAATGTGCCTTCAGCATAATGATATATAGGGAATGTACCTGTAAAGGTTTTCGGACTAGATAAAGTTACAGGGCCACCTGGTACTGGATGGTGTCTATATCCTTTCAAAGCCGCTCTAACACAAAAGTCTATATCTTCTGCACTACCCGGACTAAAGATTTCATCAAGCAAACCAAGTTCATCAAACAAGTGACGCGGCACCATAGCGCAAAAGAATACTATAAAGTGATGCTGAGTTATCTTATCGTAAAGCTCTAGAGGGCCCGATACACTTGCTTTATTATCCCGCGTGAATGGTTCTTCAAGTAGCTCTAACCACCTGTTCTTAGGTTGATCTAAAAGCTTAGTATCGTTATTGAGTAGAACAACGTATTCCCCTTGAGCAGCTTTAATACCTAGATTAGTAGCTTTAGTATATCCAATACCGTTCTTTTCTCTAATTAATTTGAAGCTAGGATAAACATGAGATAATGCTTCTACGTATTGATGAGTTGCGTCAACACAACCATTAGCCACTACAATAACTTCAGTTTTATCAAGATCAGTAAATTGGATGATACTTTGCAAGCATGGCTTAAGAAAATCATCTAGGTGGTTATAGGTCGGTATAACTATGCTGTATTTTGGTTTGCCCATTACTTTATATTATAAGACATCCTAGAAAAAGCAAGGAGATGCATAAATAATATAAACAATATGCTGCTAAAGCTTATAACTCAAACGCCTATTAACGAAAGTCTCGATTTTCTTATTGAGGAAGGAAACAAAGATAAACCAGCCAATCTTTATGTAACTGGCGTGTATATGGTAGCGGACGAAAAAAACCGTAACAATCGTATTTATAGTAAAGAAGAGATGGAAAAAGAAGTTAAGCGGTATAACGAAGAGTTCGTTTCAAAAAACCGGGCATTAGGGGAATTAGAACACCCACAGAGTGCAACTGTTAATAGTGAGCGTGCTTGTCATCTTATTACTGAGCTTAAAATGGAAGGTAACACTGTAAGAGGTAAGAGTAAGATACTTAGTACCCCGCTTGGAGAAGTAATGAAATCTTTAATTAGAGACGGGGTAAAGATGGGTATGTCTTCTAGAGCCCTTGGGCAGCTAGAAGAAAAAGGTGGGGTCAATCACGTTAGCAATATGAAGCTTATTACTATTGATGCTGTTGCAGACCCTTCCGCGCCTGGTGCATTTGTTAATGGTATATTAGAATCTAAAAATTTCGTTGTTAAACAAGACGGACGCTTTGAAGAAGTATACGATATGTTTGAACACAAACTTGCTGCTTTACCCCGTAAAGACATTGATCTCTATTTAAGAGAGCAAATTATCCGCTTTATTAACTCTGTTAAATAATATGAAACATAACTCTAAAATGAAAAATAAAAAAACAGCTAAACCTGATTTTCTTGATATGGATAAAGACGGTAATAAGAAAGAGTCAATGAAAAAAGCTCTTAAAGACAAAAAAACGGCTATGAAAGAAAGCACTATTAATTTTATTAAGCACGTTGCCAATAACGATTTTAAAAAAGCTGATAGCGCTTTAGCTGCTATAGTTAATGAAAAAATTAAGCAACGGATCGCTGTAGCAAATCAAAACCTTTCAATCCAAAAGGGTAATAAGTAATAAATTCAGGATTTATACCTAAATTTCAGTATCAACTATTATAAATATAACTATCATATATGAGCCAAGACATTTCTACTCTTTTAAAAGAAGCTACTAAGGACCTCCTTTCAGAGGACACCCTCAAGGCTATTTCTACCGCGATTGAACAAAAAGCTGAAAACAAAGCCCAGCTCGCTGTTGAAGCAGCTTTAGTACAGCAAGACGAAGAATACGCAACCAAGCTTCAACAAGTTCTAGAAGCTATTGACGCTGACCACACTGCAAAACTCGATAAAATTGTATCTCGTATTGACGAAACCCACTCTGCTAAGTTTAAGCACGTTTTATCCACTCTAGACGAATCTCACAGCGCTAAATTACAAAAAATTGTAAAGCTATACGAGAATGCTCTTCAAAATGAAGCAGCTCAATTCAAAGGCACTTTAATCGAACAACTTTCAAATTATATCGATCTTTACATTGATAAAGCAATTCCTTCCCAACAAATTCAAGAAGCTACTGAAAACGCTCGTTCCCGTAAGATTGTTAACGAAGTAAAGCGCTTAGTTGGTCTCAGTGATCAATTCGTTAATGAAAACGTAAAAGAAGCTCTTCTCGATGGTAAAAAGCAAATTGATGAAGCTAACGACCAAACTAAAAAGCTTGCCGATCAACTTAAGCTCGTAACTGAAAGAGCTCAAAATGCTGAAAAGCAAATTTTCTTAGAAAAGAAGCTAGAAAACTTCCCGACATCTAAGAAAGAGTATATGACCCGGGTTCTTTCAGAAAAGACTTTAGAGTCTATTAAAGAAAACTTCACATACGTTTCTGATATGTATGATAAAAAAGAAGAAGGGGATATCGAAACTCTCAAGGAATCTACAAAACCTAAGACAAAAGGTGCAGATGTCGCTAAGCAAGAAGAGATAGTGAATGAATCTAAGTCTTATTCATCAGCCGATGATATAGATGGAGCTTCATACGTAGCTAACGCTTACGTCTCAGAGTTTACTAAGAAAGCTTACTAATTTAGTAAATCAGATTTTTTTACAAAAGCCTCCGGAAACGGAGGCTTTTTTTATAAGTATTAATCCAATCGTTGAAGTACTGTTAAGTACTTGAGGTAGTCAAGTTAAAATCATTATTAAATATGAAATCAGTCAAACCATCACAATCTTACATCAATCAAGATCGTGCATCAAGCCTTCTCAAAAAGTGGGCCCCATTGCTCGATCATGCTGATGAATCAACCGCAGCAATCAAAGACGACCATACTCGTTTAAACACCGCTATTCTTCTTGAAAATCAAGAACAATGGTGCTTAAATGAAGCTGGTAACACCGCATCAACAGGTGGCGCTTTCGGCACCACTTCTTCATTCGGTGGCAAGCCATCGAGCGACTTCTACGCTTCTGGTGATGCCCGTCTTCCAAAGATCCTCATCCCGATGATCCGCCGTACCTTCCCAGAATTGATCACCAACGAAATCGTTGGCGTTCAACCAATGAGTGGTCCAGTTGGTCTCGCATTTGCACTTTGTTATAAATACGAATCAGATCCATTAGGTTCAACAAGCCCAGACGGCGCTTACGGTGCTACTTCCAATACCCCACAAGGTTGGACAGTACCATCTGACGGCACCGAAGCAGGTTATAATTACCTCAATACCGCATTCACCGGTACATCAGCAAGTTGGTTATCAGGCGGCGCCACAGGCACCGGTTCTGATATCTTCCCAATGGTGCAAAACGATAAAGGTGTAGCTAATCTCTTAGCTAACTTCGAATTATCAAGTAACATCCCGCAAATGGTTGTTGCATTCGAAAAGACAGCTGTTGAAGCTGGTACCCGTCGTTTAGCAGCTCGTTGGTCAGTAGAACTTGAGCAAGATCTCAAGAACATGAACGGTATCGATATCGATAACGAACTCACCAATGCAATGAGCTACGAAATCCAAGCTGAAATCGACCGCGAAATGATTATCCGTATGTGCCAAGTAGCTATCAATGCTGGCTTTGGTCAAGGATACTCAGTCTGGTCTCCAGTATCAGCCGATGGCCGTTGGTTAGGTGAACGTAATCGTGACTTCTATGCCAAGATTATCGTTGAAGCTAATCGCGTTGCTATCCGCAATCGTCGTGGTGCAGCTAACTTCATCGTTGCTACCCCACGTGTTTGCGCAATGTTAGAAATGCTTCCTGAGTTCCAATGGTTCTCAGTACAAGGTAACGTCAACACACAACCAGTAGGTATCGCTAAAGTTGGTACCGTTGGTGGTCGTTTCAACGTATACCGTGATACCCGCACAGAAGCTCAATACCAAGTTGGAACCCGCGCTTCCATTCTTGAGTATGCTCTTCTAGGCTACAAGGGTACAGAGTATTATGACACTGGTATCGTATATTGCCCTTACATCCCTGTAATGGTACAACGTACAATCGGACCGAACGATTTCGCTCCAAGAGTTGGTTTAATGACCCGTTACGGCGTCATCGATCATATCTTCGGTGCAAATCTCTATTATCACCTCATCGTTGTAACTGGACTTGGCACAAGCTTCGTACCAGGCACACAAAGCGTATTCCTCTAAGAGGTCTACACTTAATAGGTGTTCAAAAAAGAACCCGCCCAGCAATGGGCGGGTTTCTTATTGTATATATTGTTTCTGCTACTTAATAGAAACATTAGTTTCGAGCAGAAACAATTACCAATTTTTACAGCTAAAGTACTTTGCGGTTCCCGGCTTTGCAGTAGAGCATTTATGACGCGCTCTAAAAGATTTGCGGCGCCCAGGATTAGATTTCTTAATACGTAGGTTAGGATCTCCGTAGTGCACTCTT